AACGTACGGGTCTAACTCGAAACGAGGCAGACAATCCCGAAACGGGAGGAGAGCACGATGCCAGGCAGAGGTCCAGCACCAAAACCAGAGGGGCAACGAGCGCGCAGGAATAAGAGTACGGTGCCGCTACACGTTGTCGCGATCGACCCATCCAAGCAACCCAAGCTGCCACCATTGCACATCGCTGGAGAAGAGCTAGACTGGCCGAAGGCTACGAAACAGTGGTGGGCTATGTGGGGAAAGTCTCCGCTCGCTGAACAGTTCACGGATATCGACTGGAGTGAACTCGCGCTGACTGCGCTGTTCCATGCGCGTCTCGTCATGGGCCACGCTAACGCGGGTACAGAATATCGCCTCCGCGTCTCGAAGTTCGGGGCAACACCCGAAGATCGTGCGCGTCTGCGGATCACGTTTGCAACTGCTGATACCACCGAAGCCAAGGCCAGCCGAAATCCCAAGCAGCCGAAGTCTTCGAGAGATCGCATCGGGGTACTCAAGGCATCTGGAGAATAGGTGCCTTGGAAACCATCTGAGCCAGGGGAGATCCCGACACTCGGATATACAATCATCGACTGGATAGCCGCCTACCTGTCCGAGCCCGACAAACCAGAATACGAGCCGTTCATCCTGTACCCCGAGCAGGAGCAGTTCGTGCTCAGGTACTATGCGATAGACCCGAAAGCGGACAAGCGGCGAATACGGCGCGGCGTCATATCCCGGTCAAAGGGCTGGGGAAAGTCTCCACTGCTTGCGGCGATCTCCGCTGCTGAAGCACTCGCACCAGTGGTCTTCGATGGGTGGGACGCGAACGGACAGCCCGTCGGCAGACCTTGGTGGACAGTGCGCACTCCGTGGGTTCAGCTCGCAGCAGTGAGCGAAGACCAGACGCGGAACGCATGGGCACCGCTGCTTGAGATGCTCCGCGAGGGTCCAGTTCTTGACGAATACGTCGGACTGGATCCGATGGATTCATTCGTCTCATTGCCGGGCAAAGGGCGCATCGAATACGTGACATCCAGTTCGACATCGCGCGAAGGTAACAGGCCAACCTTCTGCGTCCTCGACCAAACAGAGGAGTGGAGGCCAAGCAACAGCGGCGTGAAGCTGGCTGCCACCCTGCGAAGGAATCTCGGCAAGACAGGCGGCACGTCGATCGAGTCGCCGAACGCCTACCTTCCCGGCGAAGGTTCGGTAGCCGAGGAGTCGGCGGCATACGCAGCGGTGATCGAGAATGGCCACGCACGTGATACCGGCTTCCTGTACGATCACAGAGAAGCACCGGCAGAGACGGACATGGCCGATAGGGACTCGCTGCTGAGAGGTCTGGACTACGCATACGGAGACGCTTCTGGACTCCATGGCGGTCATATCGACCTCGACAGGATACTGGCAGAAGTCTGGGACCCGGGTACCGACCCGCAAGATGCGCGGCGTTTCTACCTGAACCAGATAACGCACGCGACTGATTCTTACATATCGCAGCCCGAGTGGGCCGGATGCCTAGACGAAGAGAGGAAGGTCCAGCGTGGAGAAGCGATCACATTGGGCTTCGACGGTTCGCGAGGTCGCGCCAAGGGCAAGCCAGACGCCACTGGACTCGTCGGCTGCACGATCGCTGACGGGCACATGTTCCAGATCGGTGTCTGGGAAGCCGAAGACGGACCCGGCATGGAGGAGTGGGAGCCGCCGATCGTCGAGATCGACGCAGCGATCGCGGATGCGTTCTCGACCTACAACGTCATCGGCCTCTACGCCGACCCCGCGAAGGATTGGAGATCGAAGGTCAACGAGTGGGAGAATCAGTACAGCAGGAAGACTCCCCTCAAGGTGACGAAGGTCCATCCGTTCGAGTGGTGGATGGTCGGTGGGCGATCGCACTTCATTCAGCGAGCCGTCCAAGCTTTCGAAGCGGCGGTACGGAACAATGAACTCACCCATGACGGCGCGTTTCGCTTGACGCAACACGTCCTGAACGCGCGTCGGCGCATACGGCGTCAGAAGCTGACGATCGGCAAGGAACATGACTTCTCGTCCAACAAGGTGGACCTTTGTGTCTGTTCGATACTGGCGTGGCAAGCAAGGCTCGACGCTATCGCTGCCGGCTACGGAAAGAAGCGGCGGGGTGGTTCGGTCAAACGAGTGCGATGAGAGGAGGCCTGATGATAGACGTGACCACACCCGATAGCCCCGGTTGGTGGCTCAAAACTCTGTCCAAGAAGATCACGGCTCGCGCTGATAATATCTCGCTGCTGCGATCTTACATGAACGGTGATTCACCACTACCAGAAGGTGCGGCAGGTCTCACGGAGGCCTATCAGGCGTTCCAGCGCAAGGCGCGTACCAACTTCGGCTCACTAATCGTCGAGGCGGTATCTGAACGTATGACGCCTACTGGCTTCATCGTCGATGGTGCCAAGAATATGGACGACAAGGCCAACGTGATATGGGCGGCGAACCAGCTGGACGTATTCTCTGGCGAGGTTCATCACGACATGCTCGGAGTCGGAGACGGCTACGCGATCGTCGGCAAAGACGACAATGGCAAGGCTGTTATCACTCGCGAAGACCCAGCGTACATCGTGACCGCTCAGGATCCGCTTCGCCCTCATATCATCAGGGCGGCGCTGAAGCTGTTCCGTGACGATTTATTAGGTACAGACTATGCGTATGTGTACCTCCCCGGCGAAGTCTGGTGCGCGTCTCGCACTTCGGTTATGGGGCCAGCGGGGATGCACCCCGCTTCGGATGTCGGCAACTTCGAGTGGATCGAGGACACGCCTGTAGTCCTCGGAGGCGACAAGTTGATGCCCGTCGTGCGGTTTCGGAATCATGACGGATTCGGTGAGTTCGAGACTCACTTGGACATCCTCGAACGAATCAACTACATGGTCCTTCAGCGACTGGTGATCGTCGCGCTACAGGCGTTCCATCAGCGCGCGATCAAGGGCGATCTTCCAGAAACGGACGAGGAAGGGAAGGACATTGACTACGGCGACGTGTTCCGTCCCGGGGCCGGTGCGCTGTGGATGCTTCCCGATGGCGTGGACCTCTGGGAGTCGGAGACGACAGACATCGGCGCGATCCTGAATGGGACGAAGGACGACATTCGCGCGCTCGCGGCTTGTACGAAGACGCCGATGAGCGTCCTCATGCCAGACTCCGCGAACCAGTCTGCCGAAGGCGCGTCATTCGCTCGCGAGGGCCTTGTGTTCAAGGCGATCGACAGGCAGAAGCGCGCGACCTACGGATGGAACGAGGTCATGAAACTCGCGCTGACGATCGAAGGCGAAGACACGACGACCGTATCGACTCAGTGGACATCCGCCGAACGGCGCACGCTCGCCGAGAGGGCAGACGCCGCGAGCAAGGCGACCGACATTCCGTGGGCTACGAAGATGCGGTATATATGGCAGTTCTCGCCCGATGTCATCGCGCGTATGGAGACGGAGAGACTCAGTGACATTCTCGCGACGAACCTAGGGGCGGCGACTGACGATGGCGCAGACGAGCAGTGACGAGCGTTTGGTCCTCGCTCATTCGAGGCTCTATCAACAGACCACCGATCGGGTGGCCAAGTGGGCGACCGAGTACTGGTCGAGCCTAGGGTCATGGCGAGACGAGGATATTGAAAAGTTCGTTGCGCGAGTCGTCCCTGTCATACAAGCCGGGCAGAAGCAGGTGGCTGATCTGACGAACAGCTATCTGTCGGGTATTGCGCGACTCAACGGAGTGGCTGCTGGAGAAGCTGTATACCTGCCTCTAGCGGAGCTACGTGGCGTAACACTCGATGAAGTCTATCGTCGCCCGGCAGTCTCCACATACAGCGCACTCTCGGAGGGCAAGACACTTTCCGAGGCAGTTGCGATCGGGAGGAACAGACTCGACGCCACCGTGCGGTTGGATACGCAGATGGCACAAGTCAGGACGGCACATGCTCGACTGAGCACCGACAAGCGCGTGAACGGGTATCAGCGTATCCTGGGGATCGGCGAGGTCTGTCTGCTTTGCTCGCTCGCATCGACTCAGAGGTACAGCCGAGGGAATCTCATGCCCATCCACGCGAGGTGCAAATGCACCGTGGCTCCGATCTATGGCGGGTCGCCCATCGGCCAAGTCATAAACGAGAAGCGGTACACTGAGATCAACACCGCGATGGCCGACGCGAAAGAACGCGGCGTCACCTTGAGAAGTGTCGAGGTGAGAGAGCACGGTGAGTACGGTCCGGTACTAACGTGGAAAGGGCAGAGCTTCGATGGCCCCGCCGACGTGACATAATACGGCGCGCAACGCGCCACCTGTACCCGTAACGGGGAAGGAGATCGACCATGACCGAAGAGGTAACCGCTACCGAGACAGCCGTCGAGACTGAGGCTGTCGTCGAGACTGAGGCAGCTACCGCTGCTGAAGAGGCGACACCAGAGGGACAGCTTGCGAAGATGACCGCCGACCGCGATAAGTGGAAGGGGAATTCTCGCAAGAACGAGGCCGAGAAGAAGGCCAATGCCGCAAAGGCGAAGCAGTTCGATGAGTTGAAGGCGTCTCAGATGACCGAGCAGGAGAAAGCTGTTGAGACAGCTGTCGAGGCCGCAAAGGTCGCAGCTCGGGCAGAGACGAGGAGAGAGTTCGGCGACAAGCTAGTGGCTGTGTCCGTCAGGGCTGCCGCTACACTCAGAGGTATCGACGCCGACGCACTGCTCGAAGCTATCGACCTATCGCGCTTCCTCGATGACGACAGTGAGCCAGACACGGCCTCGATCGACGCGTGGTTGGACAAGGTGGCCCCCAAGGCTGGCGGTCATGGCGATATAGGCCAGGGCCGAGGTGGCACTGGAGGCGAGACTGGCATGGACCCGTTGACAAGCGCGGTCACCAGGAAGTTGGGAATTACTATCTAGGAGGTACGAAGTGGCTGTTACAACGGCAACAAAACTGTCTGACTTCACAGGGTTCTTGAACCCCGAGCAGTCGGCACCGATCTTCGACGATGCGGCCAAGATGTCTGCGGCCATGCGGCTCATCCCGCAGGTCCCTCTTGGCATGAACGGCAAGGCAATCCCCGTCACTCTGACCAAGCCCACGGCGGCATGGACCGGAGAAGGCACCGAGAAGCACAAGTCGGCTGGCACGTTGGATATCCTCACCATCATGCCCAAGAAGGTCACCGCCATGTCGATCATGTCGGCAGAGGTCGTGCGCGCCAACCCGGGCGGCTACTCGAACGCGCTTCGTGGTCACTTCTCAGAGGCGTTCGCAAGTGCGTTCGACTCCGCTGTGTTCCACGGCACCAGCACTCCGTTCGACAACTACCTTGCTCAGACCGCTCACTCGGTCGAGTTCGGTGCTGCCGATACCGTCTACCTCGATCTGGTAGCCGGTCTGCGTCTACTCCTCGACGATGGCAAGAAGCGTCTCACCAAGTTCGCTTGGGGTCTCGACGCTGAGCCTCTGTTCCTTGAGGCCGTGGATGCCAACAAGCGTCCGCTGCTTCAGCCCGCTACATCCGACACCATTTACGCCAACATGATCGGTCGCCCGTCCGTTATCGCCGACGGCGTGTCCGATGGCACCACTCTCGGCTTCGGCGGAGACTTCTCCAAGGCTGCGTGGGGCGTTGTCGGCGGCATCAACTACAACGTCTCGACCGAGGCAACCGTCACCATCAACGGCTCGCTCGTCTCCCTCTGGGAGAACAACCTGGTCGCCGTTCTGGCAGAGGCTGAGTATGGCTTTGTCATGGCCGATCCCGACCACTTTGTCCTCTTCGAGGATGCTATCAGCTAGGTCTGAGAAGACACTAGGGGGAGGGGTCTTCGCGACCCTTCCCCGCTACGGCCTACAGAGGAGGATGCAATGGCACTTGCAACGACACGCGATCTGATCCTATTCGGTCACGACCCAGCGACCGTCGCTCCGTTGCTTGACCGCGCATCCGTTCGTGTTCGCGGCTTCCTGAGACAACAAGTGACCTACGGTTCGTCAACGGTAACGCTTCATCCACCGTTCCGGCTCCCGCAGCGTCCAGTACGCTCTGTGGAATCCGTGACGCGTGGCGGAGGCGCGGTCGCTTACGAACTGAAGGGAAGCGGTTTCCTTGAGATCGCAGGCGGTCTTCCCGTTGACGTGGAGTACACGCACGGCTTCGATGATCCGCTTGCCACCTACAGCTATGTAGGGTACGAGGCTATGCCGCTTCCTGATGATCTCGTCGAGATCGTCTGCTCGATCGCTTCTCGCATAGCTAACTCGCCTGCGGCTCTCGGTACTGGAGTCGTGAGCGAAGGCGCGGGAGGAGAGAGCGTGACGTGGGGCGCAGATGCCTACAGAGGCGTTGCTCAACTCACCGCCGCCGAGAAAGGCGCGTTGATGCGTGTCTATCCGAAGGTGCCGACGAGGGCTGAAACGCTATGAGCACAATCAGGCGTGATTCTGTAACGGTCGTGAACCCAGGCTCCAAGAGTGAGCGTGGAGTGACAGTTCCAGACTGGTCTTCGGCTGTCTCCACGATCGAGGGCAATTGGCGCGTTCAGCCAGCTGGCGGGAGCGACGTCAATACTCTTGGGCGACAGGGACTCGTGAGTGAGTTCAGAGGCTTCGGCCCTGCTTCGAGTGTCGTGGAGGCACAGTCTCGCGTCATCTCCAAAGACGTAACCTATGAAGTTGTCGGACCAGTCGAGAACTGGCCTTCACCAACAGGCTCGCTCGATCATATCGAGATCGCGCTGAAGAGGGTCGAGGGCTGATGAAGATCAAGATGAGGCNTGGCGCGATGGTGGANGTTAGAAACTCACCCGNGGTCNTTGNTGATCTACAGGCAAGAGCCGAACGCGTGGCCTCTGCCGCAGGGAGAGGAAACACGACACGAGATCCAGAGACGNNCNNANGCCNCNGNGGNCGCGCACGTGTGGCGGTCGTCACGTCCTCGATCGAGGCGATTCTGNATCAACGCAACCGCAGTACATTGACCGGCGCTCTCTTGTCTGGAGGTGGTGACTAGTGAACGAACTCATCCTGTTTGGGGATGTGGAGGACGCTGCTAGGATCTTCCTTGAGGAGGAGCTCGTCAGTGTACCGGTTTCAGTTACGATTCCACCCACACGTCCAGATGCGTTCGTCGTCGTCTTCGGCGTTGGGCGTTCTCGACGCGATCTTGTCACTGAGAGCGTCATGCTCAGGGCAGACTGTTACTCGACTAGCGAATCCGCTGCGCACGATCTCTCCCAGCGTGTGCGCGCGCTGCTCAGGACGCTACCCTCCCAGACGATATCGACACTGATCGTGTATCGGCACCAAGAGTTGTCTGGTCCTGTGATGGCTCCAGATGAGGTATCGAATCAGGCGATGTATACGCAAACCGCCGTTATCGACGTGCGGTGCAAGAGTACTGAAAGGATGGCATAGATATGGGATCCGCCGATAATGTTCGAGTAGGTTTGACGGGCACAGTGGCGTTTGCGCCACTCGGCACAACGCTGCCCGTTGACGTTGATGAAGTTCTCGCTGCGACGTTTATCGACGTCGGGTATGTGAGCGAGGATGGCGTTACTCAGTCGATGGCGACTGACCTGACCGACATCAAGGCGTGGGGCGGCGATATCGTCCGGACCGTTCAGACGAGTCACGACCTCACGTATGCGTTGAAGCTCATCGAGACGACCGTGGACACGCTGACCCTGTACTACGGGGTCGACGGCGAGATCACGGGCGACGATCTTCCGCGCCAGTCATGGGTGCTTGACGTGATCGACGGCTCAGACGTGGTTCGTCTCTGCCTGCCGGACGCCAAGATCGTCGAGCGCGGTGACGTCGTGTACAGCGGCTCCGAAGCGATCGGCTACGAAGTCACGCTGAAGTGCTTCCCCGATAGCACTGGCGTGAAGGCGTACATGTACCGGACGGCGGCGGTGAGCTAACATGACCGCAAAGCAGTATGACCTTCAGGCTGTTATCGAGTCTGAGAACAAAAAGAATCCTCCCATTGAGATCACCGCTGGCAAGAAGACTTTTCTTGTCCCGCCAATGATCCTCTGGTCGGATGCTGCGTTCGAGGCAGCGAAGGCTGAAGATGTTGTCGGAGCGGCCAAGATGGTACTTGGCAAGGATTATGACGCCTTCACCGCCGCTGGTGGTACTGCTGCGTTGCTGTTCATCATCGTCAAGCAATCGCAGCGGGCAAGCGTCCCGGAATAGCGTTCCTCCACCACGCAATTGAGGAACATGGGCAGGCGATCGAGTATGACCTGCTGACCATGGGAATCGACCTCGCTGATCTCGGTAATAAACTGACCTATGGCAGACTCGCCTTGATACTGAACCGCCTGCCTATCACCTCTGCGTATGCGCGTGAAGTGATTGGCGAGTCTGCCTCATGGTCAACTACCGACTATTTGCTAGCACACCTCATCGACTATGCAGCGATGGGGAACTGGCAACGAGGTGGAGGGAAGGGAAGAAAGCCACAACCAATAGCAAGACCGGGCAAAAACGACAGCAAGACACGCATAGGGAGCGGCAGTATGTCACTCGCTGCTATGCGCAAATGGAGAGACAAGAGGAGGGCGTGATATGGCGATCGACCTAGGGCAGGGGTACGTTACCATCCTCCCCAGCACAGCAGGCTTCGCCACCGCCTTGGGCGCGCAAACTGCGGGGGCTGGCACCGCTGCTGGCGCTACCGCTGCCAAAGGAGTCGGCGGCAGTCTGGTAGCAGGGCTGGCGCGTTTCGCTGGTCCTGTCGCCCTGGCTTTGGGTGCCGCAGCAGTTGGGAAGTTCGTATTTGACTCTACCAAGGAATTCATCGGTTTCGAGCAGAAAATGCGCGAAGTCTACACGCTGCTACCTGGCATCAGCAAAGACGCCATGGGCGAGATGCAGGAAGATGTCAAGACGCTCGCGCGTGATATGGGCGTCCTGCCGAACGATGCCGTTCCCGCTCTGTATCAGGCGATCTCAGCTGGAGTACCCAAGGAGAACGTATTCGACTTCTTGGAGACTGCACAGCGCGCGGCAGTAGGCGGAGTCACGGACCTTGAGACGGCTGTCGATGGTATCTCGTCAGTGGTCAACGCATACGGCGAGGACGTCATCGACGCGACCTCTGTCTCGGACCTCATGTTCCAGGCAGTCAAGGGCGGCAAGACGACCATTGACGAGATGTCGGCATCACTGTTCCAGGTCATACCTACAGCCGCGTCTCTTGGCGTCGAGTTCGGTGACGTCACTGCTGGCTTGGCGACGATGACCGCAGCTGGTACGCCGACGCGCGTTGCGACGACACAGATGAGGCAGGCCCTTATCGAGCTGTCCAAGGGCGGGACGGTCGCCTCCGACACCTTCAAGGAACTCTCGGGCCAGACCTTCAAGGACTTCATCGCTTCTGGAGGCAATACGCAAGAGGCCCTCCAGCTGCTTGAGGAGCACGCGAAGGAGTCTGGCGTAGGTATCAACGAGCTGTTCGGCAGTGTCGAAGCAGGACAAGCCGCCCTAGCCCTGACTGGCGCTGGAACGGAGAAGTACACGCAAGAACTCTTGGCAGCAGCGGACGCAGCGGGTGCGACGGATGAGGCTTACAAGACCATGAACGATGGTACTGGACGCGCGATCGACTCGCTGAAAGCCAGCTGGGCGACCGTGAAGCTGGACGTCGGCAAAGTCTTCAAGCCGATAGGTGACGCCGCTGTAGGGGTCTTCGCTGACTTCGTGAAGGGTATCAGCGTCGGCATCCCTATCGCAATCGGGTTCGTCAAAGACTTCGTATCCTCGGCCAAGGAGGTAGCTGCATTCTTCACTGACGGATTCACCGGCGGCGGAGATCCAGAGGCCTTGGTCGGACCGATGCGTTTGATATATGACGCCGGCGCGAAGGTCAGCGAAATCTTCGAGATTGTCTCTGACTTCAGCAAGCGGCTTTGGGAGAACCTTGCTCCGCTGCGCGAGACGTTCGCGGCAACGGCGGCGACCTTGCGGAGTCCTTCAACCCGATAATGGAGAAGCTCAAACAGCTGTGGGTCGATCTACAGCCTACGCTTTCGGCCGTCGCTGGCTCATTTAAGAACATGGCGATAGTGCTAGGCGGTGTGCTGGCGGTCGCCGTTGGCATCGCAGTAGGTCTCATCAACGGAGTGGTTCTCGCCATAGGTCCGCTGGTCGAGGCTGCCCTCGGTCTGGTGAAAACGGTCGTCAGTGTCGTGAACCTCATCATTGGCGTCTTCACCGGCGACGGCGAGATGATAAAGGAAGCCGTAGCTGGGATCGGCGAGGGGATAGTCGCGGTATTCGGCGGGCTTTGGGGCGCAATAAAGGGCTTCCTGAGCGGCTTCATCGATGGGGTCGTCGGATTCTTCACTGGTCTGTATGACACGCTCGTCGGCCACTCGGTCGTTCCCGACATGATCAATGATATTGTCGCTTGGTTCCTGGGTCTCCCGGCGAAGGTTCTCGGGATACTCTCGACGTTCGTCACCAATACGATCGGCGCGTTCACTGATCTCGCGGTCGATGCGATCGGCGCAGTGGACGGGATGGTCACGGACATACTCGCGGCACTTCGCAAGTCGCCAGTGTTCGGTCCTCTCCTCGAAGCGGTCGATTCTGTCTGGACGAAGTTCAAGGACATGAAGGATAAGGTTCTCCGCACCGTTCGCGATCTCGTCAGCGGCCTCGTGAAGCCGATCAGAGATGCGGTCAATACGATCAAAGAGCTGAACCCGTTCATGCGGCACTCGCCGTCCCTCGTCGATAACGTCCTCAAGGGAACGGGCATCATCCAGACGGCGTATGAGGGCTTGTCCGGCATGGATGTAGAACCCGCTGGTGCAGGCTCGTTCAGGGCTCTGGCACGTTCTGGCGGTCTCGCAGACGCTACTTCCGACGTGGCGGCCCACGGCGACACCTACCAAGTCACTCTCGATGTACGGGCAGATGAAATCAAAGATGTCGCGAGCCTGATAGAACGTCTCAAGGCATCGCGCGTCGAACTTCGCATGGCAGGAGGGACAGCATAATGGCTATCACAACTCCTGCCCCGCCGACAGGCTGCTTCGCCCATCGGGCGTCCACTACGCA